ATAAGACTATAGAAAAACTTATTAGTGCTGATATGTATTATGGTGGTACTTGGAGTGTTGAACAATTCACTAAAGTAAAAATGCCTGAACTAAGAAAGGTAATGACTGCTGAAGCATATATATATTTAACAGGTAAATTAGAACATCTTCAAGATGATTGGTATATACACGGTCCAGATAGATATAACTCTTGGAATGCAACTGATGAATTTCAAGAATCTTCATTAGTATACTTTACAGATAATAATAAAATTTGTTGGAGATCACAGGAGGATTCTCAAGGAGCATTATATATTTCTAATAACAATATACCAGCATGGGATACAATAAATGATCCAAATAAAGTTTTCCTATCAGATGTATATGTAAATGAAGTTTGTTCTGAAGATTCAATTGTTCTTGATTGGGAAGAGTATCAAAATATTAAAAAGATGTTAGGTGCTACTACAGAAGATAAAACTGTTGCAATGACCCTTATGGCTAATTGTAAGATTGAAGAGTCTAAGACGGCTCTTGGTTTATTATTCTATCACTACGGTGATTCAATGAAGGGAACTAATGTTTGGAATCAAGTAGCATTTAAAACATTACGTAAACAATTTGATCATTATATGATTGGTGGTTGGAATTCATCTCACACAAGTACATTTAGCCAATTGATACAGAAGTTAGCTGAAGATGATGCATTAACTGAAGAAGCAATGAAGCACGTGTGTGAATTAGTATTTGAAAGAGTATTAACAAGTGGATGTGGTTTTGCTACAGATCAATGTGCGTTTGAAATGAAACTTGAGGATGTTAGATTAACTCCTGAATATAAAGAGAAGTTAAGAAGGGAAGAGAAAACTCTTTCTGAATTAGTAACCATGGAGGATGATGGTCTTCCATTTTAAATTTAAATTATGATAAAAGATTTAGATAAAGAGAAAGTGTTCCTAGATGCATGTGCATCTGGGACCTTTCAATTCAGTTATTCATCATTGAATAGACTAATATTTTCACCTCAATTATTTTATAAAGATTATATACTTAAAGATAGAGAGGAGAGAACAGATAAGCATCTGATCCAAGGTAAGCTTATACATTTATTATTGTTACAACCAGAGGAGTTTGACAATCAATTTGTATTACTACCTGCAAAGCTGCCATCTGAGTCATTAAGAAAAGTTCTTAAACAAATAGCTGCTAATGCAGCGCATAAGGAGTTATCCAAAGTATCTGACCAAACCATTTTAAATTCTTTAAAAGAGATAGGATTATACCAATCATTAAAGGATGAAGCAAAACGTGTAACTAAAGTACGTACTCCTGAATGTGAAGATTACTATAGATTCTTGTCTACAACTAACAAGGATATTATAGATGTAGATACTCTAGAGAAATGTAAAGAGTCAGTAGAATTAATTAAAGATAATAAACCTATAATGGAATTACTTGAAGATAATACTACTGATTTTGAAATGGATTCAATAGAGATATTTAATGAAGCACCTCTTCAATGTAATCTTGATGACTATACATTTGGACTTAAAGGAATAGTTGATAGATATGTTATAGATCATGATAAAAAGGTAATCACTATCATAGACATCAAAACTACTGGTAAAACCATTGTAGACTTCCCTGAGACCGTAGAATTCTATAATTATTGGCTTCAAGCGGCTATTTATATGACACTTGTAGCAAAAAACTTAGATGAAAAGACTCAAAATTACAAAATAAACTTTAACTTTATAGTAATAGATAAGTATAATCAAGTCTATAATTTCCCTGTGAGAGATACTACAATGAACGCATGGGGAGATGGAATGAGTGGTATATTAGGCATGGCTAAATATCATGTTGAGAATAATAGATTTGATTTACCTTATGATTTCTTAACTAAGTCTATAAGTTTATAGTTTATGTATAAAGAGTATTTTCAAAAAAGTAAAGTGTTTCTCTACCCTCTATTAGGTATACCAAAGGGACAAAAATTTGTTCCTGTTGGTACTTACCTATCGTGGGAAGAGGAGATAGAATTTAGTGACATGAAGTTTATGTGTCTATATAAACAACGGGAGAGTAAAGCATTCTACAAATTTGAAGATAAATATTTATTAGGTAATATATTATTTGATGATTATCAAAAATTAAGTAAGACATTACATTTATATATATTTGATTTTTCAAAGTTTCCAAATGATTGGAGAGCATTAATGAATGGAAAATACTCAAGGTTCACGGATAGATCTAAGAAAATAATTACAGATTTTTTTGAAGGCTCAGGTAGAGTAACTGAATATATAGAAAGTTATATATATCCAGATTATTATCATGAAGATGTTGCAGAAGATTTAGCTGTTACACTTGAATTACTACAAAAGGTGTGGGAATTATGTGATAAACCTAATTTAGATAAGGAAACTTTAAAAATAAAAGTTCCTGAAGTTGGTTTATTTAAAAATAAAAACATATCTTTGCAAGATAATTTAAAAGAAAAACCAAATGGCAAAAAAAACAACACCTCTAGCAATAGAGAAAACAATGATGGTAATAACATCAAACTGGGGTCCAAACAAGACCTTTAAATTAATTCCAATCTCAAAAGATTGTCCATATGTAGAAGCAATATTTGATCCAGGTAGTAAGATACTAGCTGTTATATCAACAATTGCTAAAGAAGCTTATCACATGGTAGATAAACTAGATGACAATGGTGATCCTCAAAAAATGAAGATCAACAGAAGACAAGATGGTTCTGATACTAAACAGGAAAGAAGACTTCTTAAAACATATGCTGAATATTATATTACAGATAAGGATGAGATAATAAACGCAATAAATGGTTTTGCAATAAATGCAGATAGTTATGATTATAAACAATATCTAGATGCAGAAGCTGCACCTCAACCTGATCCAAGAGCATTGCCCGCTGACAAAGCTACTAATATGACAATAGCTTAGTCATTTTTTTTTTAATTAACCAATCCAAGACAAGGAGCCATGTGCTCCTTTTTTTGGCTCTAAAAATACCACTATGAAAAAACATTGGGTTATGGACTATGAAACACTTAAGAATTGCTTCGTGGGTGTATTCAAACACTATAAAACTGATGAGACACATAAATTTATAATTCATGACCTACAAAATGATTTAGAAAAGTTTTTAGAATTTCTTTCTAATAACATAAAAAATAGGGAATGGCATATATCTTACAATGGTCTCGCATTTGATGCACAGATAACACATTATATTATTGATAATGCAAATTATCTGATGAGCATAAAACCATCTGAAATTACTAGAAATATATATAAAGAAGCTCAAGATGTTATAGGTAGATCTAATAGAAGAGAGTTTCAGAAGTATCCTGAGTGGCGTATGCGCATAACACAGATAGATGTATTTAAATTAAACCACTGGGATAATATGGCCAAAAGATCTAGTCTTAAATGGATTGAGTATACTATGGATTGGAATAATATCCTTGATATGCCTATTCATCATGAGTCAGATATAACTACTCAAAAGCAATTAGACACTATCGTAGAGTACTGCATCAATGATGTAGAAGCTACTAATGAAATCTATAACCGGTCTAAAAGTTTAATTGGTTTAAGACTGAATCTCTCTGAACAGTATGATATTAACCTTATTAATGCTTCTGAGCCACGTATATCTAAAGAATTATTTAGTTATTACTTAAGTGATGAATTAGGAATAGCAAAAAGGGACCTTAAAGCAATGAGAACTTATAGGGAAATAATTAAGTTAGAAAATATTATATTACCTTACATTAACTTCAAGACTCCTGAATTCCAAATGTTATTGAATAGATTTAAAACTGTTGAATTAGATCCTACTAACATTAAAGGTGCGTTTAAATACTCTGTTACTTATAAGGGTGTAAAGACACACTTTGGATTAGGTGGTGCACACGGTGCTACTAAAGCAGGAGTATATGAGTCTGATAATGAGAGAATTATAATGTCTTCTGATGTTGCTAGCTTTTATCCTAATTTGGCTATAAAGAATGGATGGTCTCCAGCACATCTTCCTTCTGAACAATTTTGTAGACTATACAATTGGTTCTTTACAGAAAGAAAGAAAATTCCTAAGAGTGATCCTATGAACTACGTATATAAGATTATACTTAATAGTACATATGGTCTCTCTAATGATAAGAATTCCTTTCTATATGATCCTGAATTTACCATGCGTATTACTATTAATGGGCAGCTAACATTAATGATGCTATATGAAATGATTATGGAAGCTATACCGGGGGCCATACCTCTATTACAGAATACAGATGGTATTGAGACAATCATTCCTGTAGAGTATAAAGATAAGTACCTGGAAGTATGTAAGCAATGGGAAGAGATAACTGACTTTGATCTTGAACATGATGAATATAAGAAGATTATTCTTGCTGATGTTAACAATTATATTGCAATAAATAATGATGGTAAAGCTAAATGTAAGGGACGTTTTGAATTTAAAAACTTAGCTCTTCATAAAAACAAATCTAAATTAGTTATACCTAAAGCTATTTATGAATATTTTGTTAATGATACATTACCTGAAGACTATCTTAAAACTAACAGAAATATATTAGACTATTGTATAGGATCTAAAACTAACAGTGGATGGCAAGTAACATCTAATGCTATAGTAGGTGGAAAAGAAACTATAATAAATCTACAAAAAATAAATAGATATTACATTAGTAATCAAGGAGTTAAGATGCTTAAAGTAAACAAGAATGATAAAAGAATTATTCAATTAGAAGCAGGTCAATGGCTGCAAACTGTATATAATAAAATGGAAATAAAAGAGTGGAATGACTATGATATTAACATTAAATATTATATGCAAGCAATTGAAAAAGAAATCAATAACATTCTTGGTGTATCTTCTAACCAATTAGAATTATTTTAATAACTTTGTAAAAAATTAAAAAAAATGGGACATAAAAAACCAAAATTTACATCAAGGGCTTATTTAGAACAAGCGCCCTTACCAAGCCACGGTAAATCTTATACTGTGGTATCACATAAAGAAGTAATAGATCATACTGATAGTCTATTAAAAATGCATGGATTCTCTATAACTAAACAAATATTTAGATCTAATATGAATGCTAAGGTAGCACAGGGAATATATTATATTACCTCTGACATAGCTCAATCTGATGAAGAATTAGGTATGATGTTTGCTTGGACTAACTCATATGATAAGAGCACACGGTTCCAATGTGGAATAGGTGCTCATGTTTTTGTATGCAATAATGGTTTGATCCATGGGGATCTTGATACATTTGCTAGAAAACATACAGGTACTGCTAATTCTGAAGTATCCGGTGCTATTGCTACACATATTGGTAAAGCTAATCATACATTTAAAGAACTTGTTACTAATAAGAATGATATGAAGACTATTCCTTTGAGTATAACTCAGCAATCTGAACTTATGGGTCGGTTATTTGTTGAAGAGAAGCTGCTTGATTCACAACAAATGTCTTCTGTTAGAGCTGAAATAGATAAGCCATCATATGAATATGGTGTTAATCCTGATACAGCATGGATGTTCTATAATCATGTAACGCATGCATTCAAACAAACTCATCCAAGAAACTGGATGGAAAATCAAGCTAAGTTTCATAAGTTTATGACTAGTGAAATTTTAAATGTTCATAGTAATAAACAACATGATAATCCAAATCCGGATGATGTTGATACAGATGACATTGAAATGGAAGAAATAAACACTAATGCATCTGACTTTTTTGAAATGTAATATGAGTAAAAAAAATAAACATAATAAGTATTATTGGGATACTAAGCGTAACTATCCATATAAAACAGTAACTATGTCTGTACCAGATGGATTAGAATTTAATACCCCTTATACACTTGATGAAATTAAAGAAAAGATGATAACAAGAAAAGATTATCCTGTATATACAGGTGTACTTAAGTATTTTCCTGATGCTCTAATGGAACTCTCAAGAGTTTCGTTACAAGGAAATAAACAACATCATGCTGATGAACCTTTACATTGGGATAAAAGTAAAAGTCCTGATCATTTAGATGCTCTTACTAGACATCTTATTGATGCAGATAAAGAGGATGATGATGGTATATTACATTTAGCTAAAGTTGCATGGAGAGCACTTGCAGCCTTACAAACTAAATTAGAAAATGATAAGTAAAGTAGTAAGGAAGTCATTTAAAATAAGACCATCTGGGAGAAGTACTGATTTTATTTCTCCCAGTTTTGGTCACGGTTGTTTATACAACTGTTCATATTGCTATATGAAACGTCATAAAGCAAAAGGTTTAAGCATAGCAACTAATACTGGAGATATACTAACAGAGATTAATAATCATGCTTATTTTACTCCTGTAGATAAACCTAATCAAACACACGCAGAGTACACAACATATGATATAAGTTGTAATGAAGACTTTGCTTTACATGCTAAGTATCATGATTGGAAAAGAATATTTGAATTTTTTAAAGATCACCCTATTGCTATGGGAAGTTTTGCTACTAAGTATGTTAATCCGGATCTAACTACATTTGATCCTGAAGGTAAAATACGTGTAAGATTTAGTTTAATGCCTCAAAATATGGCAGATATTCATGAGCCACGGACATCTAAAATCATTGATAGAATACAAGCAATTGATGCATTTATAGATGCGGGTTATGATGTACATGTTAATTTTAGCCCTGTTATAGTATATGACGGGTGGTTAAAAGATTATGAGTTTTTATTTACTATGATGAATGATTATGTAGAATATAAAGATGAAGTGTTAGCTGAAGTAATATTTCTTACTCATAATTTTAAAAAACATACTGTAAATTTAGTACATCACCCTAATACAGAACTAATATTATGGACTCCTAACATACAAGAAACAAAAATTTCACAATATGGAGGAGAAAATGTACGTTATAAACATGTTTTAAAAAGAGAATATATAAATGAATTTAAGAAAGTTCATAATGATATAATCCCTTGGAATACAATTAGATATATATTTTAATATGATACCAAAAATTATTATACAAACTGGAAAGGATAACAATCATAATGATGCTGTATTAGATGCAATACAATCATGGAAAGATTTTAATCCTACATATGAATATAAATATTTTACAGATAAAGACTGTGATGAATTTATATTACAAAATTTTTATAAAGATGTTAGATTAGCATTTAAACTTCTTAAACCGGGTGCAATGAAAGCTGATCTATTTAGATACTGTTATTTATATATACACGGTGGTGTTTATACTGATCTAGATAATATATGTGTAAAACCAATAGATCAATGGATGAACTGTGAGACAGAAGAATTTGTTACTATATTAGATGTTGCCCGTTTAGAGAAAAGAGATGATCCAAATGATCTTATACCTAAAGTTAGACATGATTTAATTTACCAAGCCTTCCTTGCATCAAAACCTGATAATCCTATATTTAAGAGGTGTATTGATCACATAGTAATTAATACATTAAATAGAATGGTTCCTGATGATGGATTAGTTCCATGGTGGGCACCACAATATTGTGGCCCTACTGTTAAGTTAACCGGACCTAAGTTGCTAGCAGATGTAGTTAATCAATATATAGGTATGCCCGTTACATCAAGCTTTGATCCTGGTATACTTAAAACAGATAAGATGCATATAAGATTTGCTGGTAAATTACATATGACGGGTATGACTAGTGGTGGTAATCAAGTGTGGAATCAAATGCAAACAATTAGGGATCTCCAAGGACAAAGTATAATAGATGTTAAATACATTGGGTATGAACCGGGTGAAGATACTTATCATCTTGCAAAATTTCCAAATGAAATATATAATTATAGACTTAAAAAAACTGATCTAAAATGACAAAGAAACGTAAACTTAATTCAAAAAATCCTATATATAATAAAAGCCTTACCTCAAATGAGAAAGAAATAGCTAAACGTATTCATATGTGTGACGCTATTATAAGAGATTCACAAATGAGAGATACTGGTGAGAAAGCAGCTGTGCATGCTGTATGGTTTAAATAATGATAGCTAGAGACACACTTTATTTTGCAATAGCACTATTACTAGTGTTATATTTAATTTATAAACAATGGAAAAGAGATGGACGAATCTGATATAAAGTCCTTACTTAGCCTAGGGTATTGGCCTACTGTAGTTCCTACAAGGAATGGAAAAAAATGGAGAGCATCTATTTATAAGAAAGTAAAAGGTACCTGGAATATAGATCAAAAAAGATTATTCAATAACCCGTTCAAAGCATATGAATGGGCTATTGAGTATCTTGTTGAAATCTACTATGCTGCTGAGAAGTAGCCGTATTCTATAGTTGCTGTTGCAGCTGCAGAAGATGCTGCAGTTACTGTTACTTCAGGCGCTATAGGAAGATACATAAACTCTCCTAATTCTAATCTTGCAATTGTTTCTGTTGTAGTTCCTTCAGTACAAGTTATACCTGTAAGTACAATTGTAATAAAGTTCTGACCAACCGCTCCTGTATTTTTTACATATAAGAATGTTCTTGTTGGTGAAGCAGCTGGTGAAGCATATATAGTTTCAGATCCTGCTGCAGCTATATCTAAACCTCCTGTTTCAACAGATGGTGCTGATACATTTGAACTTATATTATAATCTACAGCAATAGGATCAGATGTTACAGCAGTACCTGTTACCATTAATCTAGTTGAAATTGTTGCCATTTTATTATTTTTATTTATTTATTATTACTTATTTAAGCTCTTGTCCATATACCATATTCACAAGTAGTATCTAAAGAACCTTTCATTTCTAAAGAAACTACTGCTGCAGGGATTGGTAAAAATGCCCACTCTCCCGGTCTTAAAATACCAAGTGATTGTGTACCATATCTTATTTCTATAGTTGCGGCTGTAGTAGGTTCTGTGTTTCTTACATAAATATAACCTCCAGATGCTGTTGAATCTTCTACTTTACCCCAAGCTGTACCAACTTTTACTGCTCCTGACTCAACAGTAGGGTTACCAATAGCTAAAGAAATAGTTTTTGACACATTCAAAGTTTGCGTAGTCATACCAGGACCTGATAGGGTAATAGCTGCTGTTATTGTTGATGTTGCCATAATTCTATTTTTATTTTAAATTAATTAATTATTTCTTTTTTCTTTTTGTAGTGGTTTTCTTTCTTCTTTTGCTCCCTTTTAATCTAGATTTTTCTTTTCTTCCTTTATTCTTAGAAGACTTTTCAAATCCAACTATTTTCCCTCCTTTATGAGATGCATCTAATCCATCACCATTTCCGTAGGTTTTTTTCTTTCTATTGTAAGCATTCAGTTTAGCTCTTTTCTTCTTAGCAGATTTAGATGACTGAAATTTCTTATATTCTTTCTTATAGTTCCTAGCCTTTGCCACAGATACATATTCCAAAATTAAACAATACAGCACGGTGCTCAACTCCAGGGTTACAGTATAACTCTAATACAGTTAGCTTACCTAATCTAATAGACACGTCATAGATATTTTTCTTTTTCTTATCTGTACCTGCCCACGTATTTGTAAAATTATATTCCATTTTTTTATCTTTTTCCTCCAAAGTATGCTACTGCATGGCCTTCAGAAATTAACAATTGATTTAAACTACACAACTCACCGTCTATAGGTAAGCTTATTTCTCCAAGACATCTTCCGTATTTACCCACTCCATGTGATTTTAATTCTATATGATCACACTCTTCAAGTAAACACTTCACTCTGTCCTTTGCTGCAAGGCCTCTTTTCTTTTCTTCTAAGTCTCTAGTTCTTGACTCAGGAGTATTAATACCCATGAATCTTATTCTTTTTTTTATCTTAACATCAAAACCTAGATCTATATAAGCATCAATAGTATCACCATCAACAACTCTAACTAGTTCTATTTTGTAGACGTACATTCTTTATTGTGAGAACCATCACATGTACCGTCCTCTGCTTTTGTTTTACCACATACACATTGTGCCATTATTTCTTTGTTTTTTCTAGTGACCTTCCTCCAAAGTAGGCTCCAATCACTGTGATTAATACTAATTGTAATAGGTCAGTCCATTTAGCCTCAACTGTAAAGTTTATAGCGCCTGCATCTATGAATATTAAAAGAACAGTACTTATTA